CCTGTGGTGGTGTTGGTAGTGGCAGTTGATGTTGATGTGACCACAGTGCCGGATGCCGCCAATTGGTTGGCTCCCAGTGCTGTTATGATTGACACATCATCAACGGTGGCCCCACTGATGAAAATCTCGTCCGCCGCTGAGTCAAGTTGGAACAGAGACCCAAAACTCTGTCCTGACTGGTTTGGCACGATCACTGCCGTCAACAGATCCGGCGCCAGTTGGTTGTGTATGTAAGCGGCTAGTTCCGTGAAATAGAAAGTGTCTCCGAAATCCCAGTTGTCCAAGGCGAAGAACTCGTTTATGGCGGCTATCGCCCTTGTCTTGATGACCGCGTCGGTCACATTGGTCTTTGGATTCTTGACCACCTTGAACGTGGCCTGAAGTTCCTCATCGGCATTGGTGCCGAACAGAATCTTGTACTTGACCGGGTGGTATATGATCTGGTCTGACAGAGACTTCAAGGGATTGAGCACACCCGAGTAGTTGATCCTCAATTGGTCTGATGTGGATGTCTGTGGTTTGGTCCCACCATCCTGTAGCCATATCCTGAACAGGTTGTCGTATGTCCTCTCCAACAGGTAAACATCCACTATGTTGGACACGCTTGGGTCTATCCTGGTCTCCTGACCCGCATGATGTTTATATTGGAAACTGATCGAACCCCTGCCCCATCTGGCCTGATAATCTGTTGTTGTTGATAGTGTGTTGGTTGTAGAATCGTATTTCTTGATCACGTCCTCACTGGCATCATAGAAGTAGAACAACTGTCCATTGGTGTATGTGGCTGTGTTGAGATTGATGTCTGTTTCGTTCTGTGTGACCACAAAATTAGTCGCCGCATAAGGTCTGTATCTCTCTATGTTGTCGTATGAGATGTACTTCTCAAAGAACACGAACTTGGTGGATTCAGACAGTGTTGGCTCGACTATGATGTCAAATATCTCAGGATTGTCCACAACACCATCATCGTCGTCGTCGTAGAATCCCACCTTGATCTTCCTGTTGTCCTGGAACCCGTCTGCTTCCGTGACCGTATCCACCACCTGCCACGTGATGGGATATCCCACACTGTTGCCAGTCGACACTATGCTATTGGTCTTCAATATCTTCACGGTGTCCTTGACGCTCTTACCCGTCTTGTAGTCGTATATCCTCTCCTCCACATCGTAGTGGAACTTGTTCTGAGATTCAGATTCAAAAATGTAATCCAGTTTCCTGTACTGCACCGTGTAGGTGTTGCCATCGTTGGTGAACTTGAACCACCAACTGGCGTCCGAGTTTGTGCCCGCGGTCGATCCCGTGCTGGCCAGATCGAACACTGAACTCGTGCTCAAATTTGTTGATGTTATGACCTTCCACGTCTCTGTGTTGATGTCGTATCTGAGACCGAACTCCTCGTAGGCCTCTATCCTGTCGATGAGGTCCGCTTCCAGCGTTGATGAGAACGCTATGGTGAAATTTGGAATGATCGCGTTGATTACTGATCCCTGTGGCACTATATCGTTGAGTGTGACCGGACCAAGTCCTGACTCCAGGTTTCCCACTCCACTGTTGGCACCATCACCCACCACTGCGCCTATCTTGGCCCATAGCCTGTCCTCGGCGTTGTCGGTTGTGGATGTCACTAGTTTACCATTTAAAAATTTCCTGCTGTCCGGTGATGTGAATTTTATCAATGCGCCTGGTTTGGCGAACTTCATGTTGGAAGTGGCGAAATCACCTATGACCAGGGCACCGCCCGATGTGAAGTAGCCGGTGTTGGTGTTGGTCGATGTTGTGGTGGAATTCCATGTCGCTGACAGTGTGCTGATGTCCTTTGTGCCATACTTCAGGTAGTAGAACTGCCTGGCGTAGGCTTCTTTCAGTTTGGCCTCCACGGACGTGTCTAGGGTTGATTGTATGTCGCTCCTGTTGTTGAACGTGAACGTGAACTGCTGTACGGATTCCTCCCTATATATAATACCATCCTCCGCGAAAACTGAAACATTGGAGTAGGCTCCAGTGGGATCTAGAATTTCTTTCGCCCTGGATATACCAGAAGCGGACCTGTTCACAGATCTCACTTTCACAATCTCCTGTGAAGCAGAAAGAGGAACAACCTGGTAGTCCTCCGCAGTTATCATCCTGTTCTGCGAATAGTAAACCTGTGCGGCCTTCTCCCTTATGGAATCGTTTGACTCGGTGGCCGCGGCGTTGTACACACTGGCCTTGAGACTCAGTGTTACGGTCAATGTCTGTTGTGCGCCATTGGCGTCCGTGTATGGGACCGCTAACTGTATGTTCTGCATGTCCGCCGGTTGTATGGCGTACTTGGCATTGTCACTGATCCTGTGGTAGGTCCTGAAAGATCCCAATGGAAGATTCGAGAAATTCCCGTCACCGAAAACTAAATCAATTGCATCGTTATTCTTGGTGACCACGTTGTAGATGTTTCTCTCACTCTTAGCGAGTGAATTATAAATGGCGTTGTTGCCTGACAGTGATGGTACCTTGGTCCACTGTTCAGACACCTGTCCGAACTGATCCAACTTGTACAACCACACGTCGGTGTCGTTGATGTTGGTGGTGTTCAGTGATTTTACGTAGTTAGTCTCGGCCGTGTCCACAGTGAAGTCCGTTGACTGCATGGTGCCCTGTTTGAACAGGAAGAAGAATCCTGTGTTGTTGGAACTGTCTCCCGAACCATCCGTCCTGTAGGTGTAGGTGAGACCCGTCCCTTCTAATGGACTGGATTCATACACGGAATCCGAGTTGTCTATGGTCGACGGCACTATCTCGAACTGCCTGCCTATGCCGCCCACTGATTTGGTGAACTTGAACACTGGTAGGTCCAACTGGTTTGAACTTAATGTGTATACTTGTGTGGTTATGCCACCGATCGTGCCCGACTCCCTGGGATTTCCAAAAAGTTGTCCTGTCTGGTTTGCGGCGTTCAATATGGCCGTGAACTGTTCCCTGTAATTGGAGTTGGCGGAATCATTCCACACTATGGTGGAGTTCGCTAGATTGGTTCCTGTGCTGTCTGCAACATCCTGGGTGGTCGATATTGAATCTATCTTCAGGAGTCCCGTGGCCGGTTTGTTCCTCTTGGCGTTGTAATTGATCAGCCTTGCCAACCTTAAAATTGAATTTCTTCTCTCGGCGGTCTCTAAGAAGTTCTCCCTTGCGTTGAGATCAACCCTGAATGACAGCGCTTGAGCTATGTAGGCGATCAGATCTATTAACGCCACATACTCCGAGCTCTCAACGAAGTCGTTGAAATCATCTGGATAGTTCTCCCTAAGGTAGGCAACCATGGTCCTACGCAAGGTCTCGAAGTCATAACTTTTGAAATCGGCCTGTTGGAAAGCCTGGTAGATCTTGCGCCAATCTTCCGCTACTAGTAATCTGTTCTGTCTATCTGTTGTGGCCATTGTATATACAACGGTATTTATATGCTAGGAAATGTGCGTATATTAAGATAGACGCAATAGACTGTTTTCGTCGAAGTTGAATCTCAGTTTCTCTGTGATGTTAAGGGGCACATATGTTATTGTGGCCTGAATGGCTATGCCCTTGTCCGCCTCTGTGACCAGTATCTCCTGTGTGGAAATACGTGGATCTGCGTTTAGATTAGCAGTCACGTCCTCAACGATGGCATCCTTCAACGCTTCCGTGAACGGCTCAAAGATTGCATCGTATATGATGGTGCCGAACTCCGGGTTCTCCACCCTCTCACCTTTGCGAATGGAAAGCCTGTTGATCAGGTCCTGCTTGGCCACCTCGAAGTCGTACAGTTTGAAGTTCTGTCTTTCCGCGCGGCTACTGAAGCCCTTGAAGGTCACCGTCTTGTTGGATAGGTCATTTGAATTGTTGTCGTATGCCATATGCTGTATTTACTCCCTAAAATCTGAAGAAACTCTTCACCGCGTCCAGCGCCTGGTTCTTTATAGACTCGATCTTGCCGTATATGAAGTTCATGGCCGCGGCCTTGGGATCCTCTATCAATCGCTGTATCTCCGTGGCCTTGCCCACGAGGTTGTTGAGATTCGTTATGGGTAATTTTAT